TTGATTGCGTTCATCCATGATTCCATGGAGTTACGAACAGAGAAGTTAGTATCATTGATAACAGTAATTGTCCAAGGTTCGAAAGTACGATCACCTGCAACTTGCAGCTGACGACCACGGAATGGTACAGTTACTGGGGCGATGATAGAAGCTGGTAATTGAGCAGCTTTAATCATGAATGACGAAAGTTCCACGTCACCCTGTACGCCTGATGGGAAATTTACAGTAGCTTTAAAGAGATTAGTTCTTGCTCCGCCACCAACTAGTTTAGCTTTGAATGAATCTACACCGAGTGTCATATTAGCCTCCTACAATCTCTGAGAAGTCAACACCAGTTCGGGCAGCAACAAAGCTCAGAGTAATAAAGTTAATAGAACGTGCAGGCTTGATGTAAATATCAGAGACAAAGCGATTAGTGTCAATCACTTCACCAGTGTTATTAGTTTCATCACAAACTACACGGAAATCGGTGATACCACGTCTACCTTGTACATCACGCAAGAAAGGCTCAACTAGGTTTAAGAACTGCGCACGAGTGAATTCATCATTGAACTCAAATAGCGAGAACTTAGAAGCAGTAGCAATTGCTTTCTCGATAGTAATGAATAGGCGACGAACATTGATACGATCAAACGCAGATGGTTTGGCAAGGGCAGTTTTATCACCGAATAATAGAGTGCCTTCTCCAGGGAACGAAACAATAGGATTGACTCGTGCCTTGTAAAGTGTATCACGCTCTGCTTGTTTAGGGTTAAATGCTAGTTTAGCAAAAGTACGAATTAGACCACGGTTCAGACCAGCAGGAGAGAACCAAGAATCAGCTACGCTATCAGCATTAGCACAAAGACCAGCTACGGCACCTGAAGCAGGAACCCAGCGGTAAACGTCATTGTACTTATCATATTGATAACCAGCAGTAGAATCTAATACACCATAAGAACTTGAATTGATAGCATCAGCCCAAGACTTAACATTAGTTACTGCATTGCTTCCTGCGCCTCTAGTAGAATCTATCGGAGGAGATACAAATGCGATACAATCTTTACGAGATTCGCACATTCCGATAACTAGGTTAGCGTTAGCAGAACTAACATCGCCACCAATTACTAGGTTAACATCTACGCTGTCACCATCTTCAAACGCAGAGGTTAAAGCGGTTACACGCTCATTTTCACTAGAGCCAGTAGTAGTACCACCAGCTAGAGAAATTTCACTCAATGCAGCGAAAGAAGCGATAGGGTTTGCAGCCCAAACGTACTCAGAGGAACGATTTATGACTTCAACATAATAGTTGTTAGTACCGTCAGCCTTCTTAGAACCAGAAACCTTACCCAAGAATGCGTAAGTTTCTAGAACAGAGTCTGCAGTACCAGTCCAAGATCCATCTTCATCAAGAACTACAACATGAACTTCACCAGACTCTGGTGCTTTGTCAAATTCATTTTGTAGAGTTGAAGATAGAGAACTGAAAGAAGTATCATCTGCAACAACAACTTTTAAAGAGTTACCCAAAGCTCCAGGATATCTAGCAACCCAAGAACCAGCAGAAGACAAGTTAATGCTTTCTTTGTGTTCTTCGCTTTTAACTAGAATACCAGCCTGAGCCAGAGTAACTGTAGTAGTAGTGCCAGTACCGCCTGAGAAAGATACTGTTGGTGCTGACGTGTAACCATCGCCTCCAGCAGTAACAGTAACAGATTCTACACCCATAGTTAGGATGTTTAACTGACAACCAGAACCAGTACCACCTGACGTAGCAACCGCAGTGAAAGAACCTACTGCAGTGTAAGAACCACCCGAAGTTAGGGTAACACCATCTACTACACCAGAATCACCGATACTAGATACCTCAAAAACTCCCTCAGTACCAGAACCAAGGTTTACAGTTAAAGAGTCACCTACAACATAACCTGTACCAGAACCACCACCAGCTACTTCGAAAGTAACTATTTTTAGTTTTGCAGTAGCAGTAGCACCAGTGCCACCACCACTAGTTATTGTAACAGTTGGAACAGAAGTATATCCTGAACCAGCAGCATCTACAGCGATAGACGCTATAGAATCTTGAGCAGAAGTTGCGTTTAGCAAACCAACTGAATTAGCACGAACGACACGAAGGTCGCTACCATATGCCAAAAATTGCGAAGCGGTAAGGAAAGACTTTGCAGTAGTATCGTCTGGACGACCGAACTTAGCTACGAGATCTTTTTCTGATCCGACTTGTACAACTTTATCAACTGGTCCCCAAACGAAAGAGCCAGCGTAAGCACCAATAGAGGTGGATACGGCTGGTACAACATTAGTCAGGTCAACTTCTTTAACCTGAACTCCTGGAGATACTTGAAAAGCCATTTTGGAATTCCTCATTAAATTAAATTTATTTTACAAGAGAGCATAATACGAATATTCAACACAAGTATTTATAAAATTAAAAAAGTCCAGTATTGCCGTCGACTATCCACCTTTGACCAGTAGAGTCTACCTCAACCCCTTCTTCCTTACCATCATCGATAAACCCAAACGGTAACATATCCTGTTCTATTGCTCTCAATTGTTCTTCATATAACATTCCCTTGATATCAATATCAGACATTTCCCCAAAGAATGGAGTAGTTATAAACCAACCAAACATTACTAGGTTCATCACTAAGTCGTCATGATTGTTGTCGCTGGCTTCAAAAGAAGACCCCCTTGCGACAAACGTAGACATTTCTAATATAGTCTCTGAATCTACGATTTCTAGTTTTGACTGCTCTACTAAATCCTTCATATTAGAACAGCCAATTCTTTTTACCTTTTTGTTCATTGTAACACCGATTGAACCTGCTTTTACCATAGATTCAACATGAGTATTCTCATACTCTAGGTCATAATACAAGCCATTAGCAACTACCGCCCCCTGATCGTTGCTTTCAATTATAACATACGCTTCATTATAGGTTTTAGCATATTTGTAGATAATATCTGGGAATAGCAAAGGCGATATCATGTTATCTCTATATATTGCCACTTGTTTAAATGGCTTGACGCTAGTGTCGATAATATTA